CTCGAGCTCATCAGCGGACCCGTCGAAGAGGCGATCGACGATATCGAGCGGATCCAGAAGAGCGGAGAGACGACCGGCTTAAAGAGCGGGATCTCCTCCCTCGACAAATCAATCGGAGGCTTCAAGCCTGGCGCGCTCTATATCCTCGCCGCGCGTCCAGCGATGGGGAAGACCGCGCTCGCGCTCAACATCGCCAGCGCGGTTTCCCTCCGCGATCACGTCGCCTTCTTCTCTCTGGAGATGCCGAAGAAGCAGATTGGGCAACGACTCCTCTCCAGCTATTCAGGCGTCTCCGTCCAGCGCATCGATGAAGCAACCGTGAAGGCCGACGAGATCCCTCACCTCGTCAGCGCGGCGGAGTCGATCAAGGATAACAAGCTCTGGGTAGACGACAGCGCGGGATCTTCGGTCAGCTACATCAAGGGTCAACTTCGACTCCTTCAATCAAAGCAGATCGAGATCGGGATGGTCGTGATCGACTATCTCCAGCTCATGGGCGGAAGCAAGAAAGGCGCGCGCCGATCCAGAGAGCAGGAAGTCTCCGAGATCTCGCGATCGCTTAAAGAGCTCGCGAAGGACTTCGACTGTCCAGTGATCTGCTTAAGTCAGCTCAATCGCGGCGTCGAGAGTCGACCTAACAAGCGACCTCTCCTCTCTGATCTGCGCGAGAGCGGATCAATCGAGCAAGATGCCGACATGGTGCTCTTTGTCTATCGCGACGAATACTATCACCAAGAGAGTGAGGATAAGGGTCTCGCCGAGGTGATCATCGCAAAGAACCGAAGCGGACGAACCGGAACGACGAAGCTCGCCTTCTCTGGTGAGACCGTCCGCTTCTATGCGGTCGACTATTATTCGAGTGACTACGAGAAGAACGGGTGGTAGCCTGACCTCTCATCGAGTCGACGAGAGTCGACATTTTCAAACCCTGACGGACCTGAAAATCGATGTATGTGTGATCGGAGGCGCCGCGAGCTCTTTACAAGGGCAAGCGGCGTTTCTTATTATAAGGCGCTTCTCCGGTTCCTTAACCGACCCTTAAGGGTCCAGTTGTCTATCAACTTTTCCCAGCGGGCGAGTAAAGGGTGTTCATGAGAGAGAATCTACTCCGGAGAAGTGTTTTATCAATCAACGCGCGCGCGCGGGGTAGCTATGCCGGCGAGCAAATTGACCGAAGAGGCGATCGATACGATCTGCCGACGACTCGCTGAAGGCGTCTCCCTCGAAGCTGCTTCGGAAGCGGCGGGGATTCACCGGATGACTCTCCGAAACTGGCTCAGGCGATCCCAAGAGCCCGACGCTTCGGAGCTCCACCTTAAGCTCGCGGTCGAGGTTCGCGAGGCTCAAGCGCTGGCGGAGGTCTCGCTCGTCACCGTCATGAGGCGCGCGGCGCTCGAAGGCTCGTCAGGTGACTGGCGCGCGGCGGCGTGGCTACTCGCCAGGCGTCACCCTGATCGCTGGAGCGAGAAGCGAGAGATCCAGATCAGTCAGGAGCAGAAGAGCGACGGGACCAAAGAGGTGCTGTCGATGCTCGCGCAGCTCCGCGAGACCGACGAAGAGGAGAGCGACGATGAGTGACGATCGGATCCTCGCCGCTCAAGCTCAAGGGATCTCGATCTATCTCCCTAGTCACTCCGCCAAGCTGCATAGAGCGCGCGCGGAGCTCCGCAAGGTCCAAGAGCGTCTGTCACTCGATGCGCCGACCGGATACCTCGACCGCGTCATCGAACTATGCGAAGCGCTCCAGCCAATGGATCGACGAGACGCGGAGGCGATCACTTTGGGGCCTTCAGATATCCCTGCTCCCGAAGAGCGCTAGTCGTCATCGGGAAGAGTGATTCGACGATCTGAAAGGCTGCTTCTACCGCTTCGCGCGTCTCCGGTTGCACGTCGGGTGCAAGGCGCAAGTGAAAGAAGTTGAGCCAGTTTTTCAGGTTTCCACTCATCCAGAAAACAGTGTATGAGCTCACGGGCAAAACCGACCGCGCGAGCTCCCTCGCGACACCTTTCCCGATCAGGTCATAGTAGAGATCTCGGCTCGCGCGGTTATGCCTGGCGAAGCTCTCCAGAAGAGCTGGATCGTCGATCACCTCTTCGGAGGAGCACTGTAGGTTCTTCTTGGCTTGAGCGCGGAGCTCGCGAGGCGACCAGAAGCGGAGCTCCGCTGAAGTGTAGCGGCGAGAGAGCTCGTTGAACGAGAAGGTCCTATGCCTGAAAATCTGGGCGCGAACGAAGAGCGGGACCGTCATCCGAATCGTGATCGACGAGTGCTCAAAAGGTGTCGTATGACCATGACGGAGCAAGAAGAAGATCAGCTTCTGATCGTCCTCGACCGGTCGCTCTTCGATGTCCCTCGCGAAAGATGCGCGCGCTGACGCGGCGGCTCTTCGGTCGTCTCCCATGTGATCGATGTACTGAACCAGGCCGATCCCGTCGCCGTAGATGTCGAGCTCCATTTTCGCCTTGCTTTCTTCGTCTTAATATAGTGTTAATTGATGTGCGGTTGAGATCATTCTTCGTTAGATCACTGTCGCGATCTCAACCGAGATTTTAGAGGCCGCTCCGGTTCTGCACTAAGGCGGAGCGGCTCACTTAACATAGTCCAGCGCAAGGCTGGAGACAGGTTACAACATGGGAGATATGCGTATCGGCAAGGCCGGCGTGAATAATCTCGTCGACATTATCTACTCGGACTCGGACAAGTTTCAGTTCGTCCGCGAGCTCGTCCAGAACTCGATCGAAGCAGGCGCCTCGAAGATCAAGATCTCTTATGAGAGGCAGGGCTTCGAGATGTATAAGGTGAAGCGCTTCCTCATCCAAGACGATGGCAAGGGGATGAGCGTCGAGGAGCTCGGTGAGTTCTTAAACAAGTTTTCCTCAAGCGGGAAAGAGGTCGGAGTCGACAAGAACTATGGGATCGGCGCGAAGACCTCGACGATCCCCTGGAACAAGCTCGGCGTCGTCTTCGTCTCATGGACTTCCGAAGACGATCCAGGCGCGATGGTCTGGCTTCATGAGCAGCGCTCTGGAATCTATGGTGCGCGCGAGTTCGTGGACGAAGAAGAGGACGTCGTCGAAGTTCTACCCCTCGATCAGTACTATGAAGAAGTGGGCTACGAGTATGGGGTCGACTTTCGTCTCTTGCGAGAAGACTGGAATCACGCGAGCGGATCCGCTGTCCTGCTCTTGGGGAACAAGAAGCTTGAGGACACTTATAATCCGCAGATCTTAAAAGAAAGAGCCTCCAAGGAGGAATACAGTAGATATTTGTCGAGGAGGTACAAAGAGCTAACTGTACCTATACAGATCTCGCGTTTCGCATACGGTGAATCGCGCGACAATCAAATGACCGACCTAGTCAAGAGTCTATCTGGCTTAGACGAAAAGTATATCGAGTCTTCTGGGTTTTTGGTCCGAGATGACCAAGTGTCGATCGAATGGTTCTTACTGAAGTTCAATAAGAGCATGAGACAGTATAGCTTCGGGAGCGGTTTTATAGCGCTTGAAAATAAGGGGGAACTCTTCCAGCACAGGAGCCATCCGCAGACATGGCGGGCTTTTGGCATCCATCAAAAGAGTATCTGGTCTCGCCTTTATATCGTGGTCAAAGATAGCAGTTTGACTCAGAACGCCGCGCGAACCGCTCTCAAGAATAGCGACACTCATGAGGCTCCCGACTTCGCCACCTTCGGCGAATACTTCCGAGCGAATCTCCCAGAGTATCTCCTGAACGAACAACGGAAGCTCATCGCGGAGAAGGCGAATAATCTAGAGATCGACGAGTATCGGAAGCGCCTCGCGAGCGAATACGGCAATCGATTTAATGATGTCCTCGGTCCAGGCGGCGCGAAGAAGAGGACAGCAGCGAAGAAGGCCAAGCCAAAGCAGGGCGAGCTCGAAGGCGTCACCGGCCAAAACAAAACACCGCCCGGTCATGACAACCGAAAGAGAAAGACCGGATTTCCAGAGTGGCGATGGGATGGATATCACGAGGAAGATAGTGTCGGTTATTGGGTTCCGCCTGGGCGAGAGTATCCCGACGGGTGCATTTTCCTAAATGCCGCTTATTCAGTGTTCACAGAGATCAAGCAGCGCTTCGCTGGTCGGATCGGTGAGGAGTATCAAGAGCTCGGCGCGGGCGTTATCCACAACACGATTGGAGCTGACTACGCGACGAAGATCTCACACGCTCTCCGTCATAAGAAGGTCGCGCGCTGGGGAGTGCGCGGAGTCAATGAGCAGCTTCTATCCGACGGAGCTCTCACCATGATCTCGCTCGGATTCTTCGGGATTGAGCACGCGATTGAAATCGCTCTCCGTCGAGAGCTTAAAGGGGGATTCCTTGGTTAATGATGTTGTCCTTCTTGGTCGTCTAGGCCAAGACCCTGAACTGAAGCGGACCGCAGCGGGTAAAGAGTTTTGCGTCCTCTCTGTCGCGACCTCGATCGGCAAGGGAGAGCAGAAGAAGACCGAGTGGCATCGGGTCGAAGTCTGGAGCGCAGCTGCCCAGACTTGCGAGCGCTATCTTCGCAAAGGGGCTCGCGTCTTCGTGCGCGGTCGCCTCAAAAGCAACGAATGGGAAAAGGAGGGGATGAAGCGGAAGGACTGGCGCGTCGTCGCTTATGACGTCCGCTTCCTCGACCGAGAGGAGCGCTCTCATGGAAGATAGAGTCGACCCAAGAGAGACCGCGTATCACTCCCTCGAGCTGATCGTTCGGATCGCTGGTCAGCTACTGAACCAGGGAACGCCAGTCGAGGAGATCGTCGTCGCCCAGATCACCCAAGGGATGATCGAGGCGCGCGAACTCGTCGAGGGGGAGAGCCCACAGATTCTCAAGGCAAAGAAGAACGCGGCGATCAAACAGAGAGACGCCTGGGCGAAGCAAGTCGACTATCTCGATCGACTGATCGTCGCGGAGCTCGTAGGGGAGGGATCATGACCAGGAAGCGAGTCGCACCTAAGCAAGAGATGCTTCAAGTTCGGATCCATAAGAACATAAGAACGCGCGCCGAACTCCTCTTGGAGTGGGTCGCTGGAAATGCGGAGCTCTCTCCATCCGGCTCTGCTGAACTGACAGACGTTTACAGGATAGCAGTCAGCTTAGGGCTCGAACGGTTAGAGAGTAAGCGGAGACGTGAGCTCAACGAGAATCCAGATCCGCCAGAAGATCAGGATGAAGAGTTCGATCCGCTACAAGGCGTGTCAGAGATGGAGTCCTCTCGTGCGGTCACTCGCGCTCTTCTCCTCGCTCCAGAGGAGACCGCAGCTTCTATGCTTCGAGAATGCGATTTGTTAGAGAGTAAGCGGAGACTTGAACTCAACGAGAATCCAGATCTGCCAGAAGAGATCGTCGAGAATCCAGATCCGCTAGAAGACGAGGATGAAGAGGTCGACCCGATACAAGGCTTGTCAGCCTTCCAAAAGCAGATCTACGCGGAGTTCATAGATAAGCAGAAAAAGGTGATCAATATCGCACCAAAGGGACAACCGGAAAAGTTGATAGATGCGGAGCTCGCTCGTGCGGTCGAGAAAGCTTTGAACCTTCAAAGGGGAGAGGGATGAGCAACGGTCTTCTTTTAGCCTTCGCGCTCTGGATCGCCGCGCGGCCTCGTCGGAAAAGACGAAGAAGAGTAGAGTGAGCCTCCACAGATAGGGGGATCTCATGTCAAAATCCGCGCGCTCTTGGTTAGCCTCACTGATCTTCTTGACGATGGTCGTGGGGCTGATTTTTTTTCTCACGTTCTTGGAGATCCCAGACAAGAACAAAGACCTTATCACCTCGATCATAGGTATGCTCGTCGGCTCGATCTCGATGGCGATCTCAATCTTCGTCGGTCGCGATCCCGATGACGTCGCCGCGCTGAAGGGGCAGATTGAAGAGCTCTCCGACGATCGAAACACGCTCATCGCTCGGCTCCGCGATGCGCAGATCGATAAGGATATCCTTCGGAAGCAACATGAAGGGCTTCAGGCGTTGGTTATCTCCAAGCTCTCCGTGTTCGCAGAGGACAAGCGACTCGGCGAGCTCGCGGCGCTGGCGGACGAGCGCTCGATGCCAGAAGAGGTCGCGCGATGGATACCAGGCGAACGAGCTCCGCAGATCCCAGCGACGATGACGCCGCTCCCTAAGAGATCGTCGCTCGACGATGTCTTTGGAGGAGAGGATAAGAGCTAGAAGCCTCCGGCGCCTTCCCAAGGCTTCCGCGTCTTCTTCGGTGGAGAGTAGGAGCGGCGCGGCTTCTCCTTCTTCTCAAGAGCCTCGTCGTCGTTCCACCTCCACATGATGCAGTCATAGCGGAGAGCGTCCAGCGGGTCTTCTCTGCCGTCCTTCACTGGCGACTCTTTGCGTTTATCCCACCGATAGCTCTCCAGCGCTTTCCGCAGACTGTTCCCGCTCGCCTTGCGTCCAGCTTCCCAGACCTCGCGAGTGACTCGATAGTTCCGTCGCCAGATCGAGCGCTTGAGGCGCTGCACTCCGTTGATGATGTCGACGCGGACCGGCGAAGTCGTATGACGGAGACGCAGACCGATACCGCGCGGCGGAGCTCCGGAGAGGACGCGGAACGAGGAGAGGGCGGTCTGATCGTTTCGAGCGGCGCCCGCTTTGTCACCGCATCCCGCGTCGAGCCAGATACGCGGACCAGGCGCGCTCGCCTTGTGCTTCCTTGGCCAAGCGATGTTGAGGATTAACCGCGCGAGCTCTTCGAGCGTCACCTCATGAGGGTTCAGCTCTCCGCAGATGATGTCCGCTCCGAGATCTGGATCATGCGCGATAATGAGGACGGATGGTTTACGGAATCCCCAGTCAACCGCGATTCTCCCCTCCATCGTCGGCTTGTACTTCCAACCGTCGACGATATTCTCCTCCGACCATTCGGGATATACGGTTCCCGTCGGCGGACGCGGTTCATTCATGATCATCGCCGCGCGCTCTTCAGGGGGGAGCGCTTCGGTCGCCTTGAACCAAGCGGCGGAGAGATTGCGCTTGTTCGCGTAGCTTGTGTGGTAGATCGGCTGGCAACCGTTATCTTCCGCCATCCGGACCCACCAGGCATCGGCGACTGGTAGGCCGACCATAACGAGAATCGGCGAGGGTCCAGATCGAAGACGACCAAGCGCCTTCTGGGCGACCTCTTCGTTCATCGTCTGGGCTTCATCGATGAAGGCGGCGCCGCTGACGTTGATACCCTCAAGTGGGTTGTGTGACGAGTCGCGCGTGCCTGGTCTGAAGTATGCGCGACACCAGACCGAAGAGCCCGTCGAGGGATCGGTCCACGTCCCCTTCAGTTGATTCCACTGCCAGCCAAGCGGGCCAAGCCACTTCTCTATCTCGGGTGCTAGGACGGTCCGATATCTCGGAGCCGTGTCAGTGATGAGCAGAGACGACGAGCCAGGGCGGAGCTTGCTCATCATGAGCAGACCGAAGACCAGCGCGCTGGTCTTACCTGATCCCCATCCGGCGCGGACCGCGATGAAGGTCTCTTCATCGACGAGAGCGCGAACCAAATCCTTCTGTAATGGGTTGAGCTTCATAGGATCATTGTCTCTCATACTGAACGAAATTATGGTACTGAACACTTGGGAGGTTCTATGTCGTACAAGACAGGCTATCAAAGAAGGCGCGATCTGCCCTATCAGGGCGCTCCAGCGCTTCCCCCTCTCGGCGCGCGAGGGATCACCGGAACCTACCTCTCCGGCGGACAAATCACCGGCAAAGAGCAGAACCTTCGCCTCACTGGTCTTCAGTGGGTACGCGAAGCGGAGGAGATGCTCTCGACTGATCCAGTGATTCAAGCTTCTTGGCGAGTCTTGAAGCAGACCCTTCTTGAGGCGTCTTGGCGATGGATACCAGGCGACGAGGACGACGCGCAGTCGAAAGAGTTCGCGCGATATGCCAACGAATGTTGGGGGCTCGACGGTTATCCAGGGATGATGTCTCTCTCTTGGGAAGAGCAGCTGCAATATCTCTGGGAGTTCGCGCCGATCGGCTACCGTTACGCGGAAGAGATCTACAAGATCGCCGACGACGAGAACGGGACGCCGCGCGTCTGGCTCGACCTCTACGCCGACCGCGAGCCTTCAGCGCATTTACGCTGGGAGTCGCTCGACGGTCAGACCCTCGAAGCGGTCTGTCAGCAGCTCCGCGGGAACACTCTCCCACCGGAGCCGATCCCAGCTTCTAAGCTGCTCCTCCTCACCCTGAACCGCACCGGCTCAAACTTCGAGGGGCGCGGCCTTCTTCGTCCTGCGTGGTGGTGGTGGCGATTCAAGCAAAGAACCGCGAACCTTCTCGGCGTTGGTATGGAGCGTTGGGCTGTCGCGACTCCTCGCGTCGCTGTCGATCGGTCGGCGGCTGAAGCGGCTGGACTGACTGATACCGATATCGATGAGATGATCGACCGCGCGGCGGCGCAAGCTCAAGCGTATATCGCACAAGAGCAGAGCTTCCTCGTCGATAATCCGGTCGTCTCCTTCCAGACCTTCGGCGAGCAAAAGCTCGACAGCTCTCACGCGCTCGCCACCATCAAAGAGTGCGATCACCAGCTCTCGATGGCCTTCCTTGCTTCGTTTATGAATCTCGGAACCACGGACACGGGATCGAGGAGCGTCGGCGAAGTTCACCTCTCTGTTTTCCGTCGATCCGCGCTCAATCTCTGCGACATGATCTCCTCTTCCGTCGGCGGGATGGATCGGAGAGGCGGCGGGACAATCGGGCGCCTTCTGCGATGGAACTACGGAGAGTGTTCACCCTCCCAGCTCCCTCGACTCGTCCACTCTGGTCTTGATGCTGACGAGCTCGCGGAGAGCCTCACCGCTCTCGCTCCGCTGGTCCAGTTCGGTCTCCTCACTCCAGAGGACGATCTTGAGCGCGCGATCAGAGAGCGGATCGGCGCGGGTGAGCTCCCAGAAGAAGCGGCGCGCTCTTACTTCGACCGCGTCAGCGCTGGTCTCGGTGGAGGAGCGACCGCTCTTTCAGAGCGTTATCGCGCGATGAAGAGAGGGATCAAATGAGCTTCAAGCGGAAAGCCAGGCGCCTCGCGGAGCGTCGTCGCAAGGATGATCCGAAGACTCCCGCTCCTAAGCGAGATCAGCGGACCGGATCGAAGACGAATCCGAAGGGCTCCGCATCCGGAACACGCGGCTCCATCGAGGTCTCGGATCGAACCGAGAAGGCGCTGGAGAATATGCGCGACGAGCATAACGAGAAGCACGAGGCGAAGGGCCGTCGTGTTGATCTTGGCATGCTCAAGGCTGTTTATCGGCGCGGAGCTGGAGCCTTCTCGACCTCTCACCGTCCGTCGGTCACCTCTCGCGATCAGTGGGCGCTCGCGCGCGTCAAAGCCTTCCTGAAACTGGTCGGGACTGGACAGCGAAAAGAGGCTTATGACACCGACCTCGACCTTCTCCCAAAAGATCACCCTCAACACAGGGCGAAAGAGGCGAGCGAGAAGATGGCGGAGCTCCCCAAGAAATATGCCCACATCGACTTCAAGCCTCCAAAGGGTGCTCAAGAAGCAGCGGCGCGCGCCTTGCAGGTACGCGCGGAGAAACCGGAGTCACAGCGAGGGATGACAGCGGTTGGAATCGCGCGAGCTCGCGATCTTAAGAACGGCCTCGAGCTCTCTCCGGAGACCGTCCGTCGCATGCTCGCGTACTTCACGCGACACGAGATCGATAAGAAGGGCGAGACTTGGGACGAACAAGGAAAAGGCTGGCAAGCCTGGCAAGGGTGGGGCGGCGACGCGGGATTCGCTTGGGCGAGAAAGGTAGTCGGACAGATGAACGCAGCTGATGAGAAGACACTTACAGAAAGAGCTTTCACCTTCTCCGAAGCGGAGGAGATCGACCTCGATGGCCTCACCGTCGTCGTCGAAGATGGTCAGCAGCTTGGGCGCCCATTCGTCACGCTCCGCGCTGGCACCGTCGCTTCTCGGATGAGCGGTGAGACGATCGCCGAAGTTACGCCTTCAATGCTCGCGGAGATCGTCCGCGTCTACCAGGCACGCAAAGAGAGCGACCCAGTAATCATCGACTGGAATCACCAGAGCTCTCCCTCATACGGATCAAACACTCCTGAAACCGGAGGAGCGCTCGGCGAGATCGTCGATCTTCGCCTCTCCGAGGATGGTGAGTGTTTGATCGCTATCCCCGCTTATAACGAGCGCGGACTTAAAACAGTCGCGGAAGCTCAAGGCTCTCTCTGGTCGTCTCCAGAGTTTGTTCTGGGCGAAGTCTACGCGAGAGAGAGCGGAGCTCCCACAGGAGGCGCTCAACTTCTCGCTGTCACTCTTACCCCTCGACCGCAGCAGACTGCGAGCTCGGTCGATCGTGTTCTACTAACCGAGGAGGTTAACCTCATGGAGACCCGTGAGAACCTGATGAAGATGGAGCGGGACGACCTCGTCGATCTCTTGCTTCAGAAGATGGCGATGGTCGCCGAGATGGAGAGTCGTCTTACCGAGGAAGAGCCCAAAGAGCTCGCCGAGGAAGAGGACAAGAAAGAGATGGCCGAGGACGAGGAGAAGAAGAGCCTCGCCGAGGATGAGGACAAGGAAGAGATGATGGAGAAGAAGAACTACGCGATGAGCGAAGGTTCTGCTCTCCTTCTCGCCGAGGTCTCCACTCTTCGCGAGCAGCTCACCGCTCTCCGTGAGGAGAACCAGAGCGTCAAGCGCCAGGGCGCCGTCGACGAGCTCGTCCGCTCCGGTCGGATCTCTCCCGCCGAGGTCGCACTCGCCGAGAAGGCTTGGAACCAAGCGCAGAGCGGCGACGACGCATTCTGGGCGATGTTCAACGAGCGCAAGGCAGGTTCTGTCGTCTCTCTCCGCGAGGTCGGTCACGGCGCCAGCGGTGAGCAGATCAACCGCGAGACCCTCGCTGACCGCGCGAAGCAGCTTGCAGCGGAGAAGTCGATCAGCTTCTCCGAGGCTCTTAACACGATTCGAACCACTGACCGCGAGTTCTTCCTCGCTGCTATGGAGGGCTAAGCATGGGCCGTCTTTCAAACTCTGATATCGATACTTTTATCGCCGCCGAGGCGATCACTGCTCTCCAAGCTGTCGTCTTCGACAGCAACGGGAAGGTGGCACTCGCTGACACCACGACCGGCGAGAACGTCGACGGGATCGCACAGCGCAGCGCTGACGCTGGCGACGCTGTTGAGGTTGTTCTTCGTGGTCGTACTAAGGCGATCGCTGGCACCACTCTCACCGCAGGGACTCATTCTCTGCTTATGGTCGAGACGGGAACCGCTCGCCTCATCCCGTGGGCTACCGGTGGCGGAGCTCCAATCCAGCGCAGCGTCGCTCGCGTGATCTTTAATCAGAATGTTACCTCATACGCCGACGGCGACGAGATTGAGGTCATTTTCTCCGGCGCTAGCCAAGCCTCCTAAGGAGTCGTAAATCATGGCCCGTCCAAGTTATAGCAATCTTCATCCCGTCGATCAGATCTTGACCAACATCGTCGCCGAGGCGATCCCAAGCGACAGTCAGCTCATCGCTGGTCGCGTGATGGAGCAGGTCGACGTTCCAGAGCGAAGCGGGACCCTCCTCGTCGAGGAGACTCGCTCCTTCATGGGTGCTCCAGAGGCTGACTCTCGCCGCGCGCCAGGCGCAAGCCGACAGAGTCTCTCCAGCTTCAACCGAAGCAGCCTCACCTTCAAGGCGGAGATCCACTCGTTCGAGGACTCCATCGCGATGGAGGACATCGAAGACTCGCAGTACCCAGGCTCTGAAGAAGAGCGGAGCGCTCGCAAGGTTCGCCGCGCTCTTCTCCTCGCTCAAGAGAAGCGCTGCGCAGATCTTCTCTTCTCGACCAGCGAGTTCACGAATAACACGACCCCAGGGACTAAGTTCGATGCCGCTGGAGCGGAGCCTTTGAGCTTCCTTCACGATCAGCTCGACATCCTTCGCGCGGCGAATCACGGGATCGTCGCTGATACTCTGATCCTTGGTTATGACGTGCTCCGCGCTCTCGCTCGTAACCCAGAGATCAGATCATTCGTGAGCGTTGGCGACGCCGCACAAGGCATCGGTATTGCGAGCGGGAACCGCATCCTCGCTGATGACGCAGTGCTTCAGGTTCTTAGCACGGTCCTCAACATCCCGAACGTCTTTGTCGGTAGCGCTCGACGCGAGACCGCGATCCCAGGCGCGACCTCAAGCGAGGCGAATATCTGGAACGGTGAGACGATCGGCCTCTACATCATGCGCGGCTCCGACGCTGTCGCGCAGAAAAGCGGCGGCGTCAAGGCTATGCCAGTCGCGGCGCTCAACATGATGTACAAGAGCCTTCAGGCTGGGCAGTACGACTCCCTCGACCTCGTCCGTCGTCATGTCTGGGGTGAGCACGTCCAGCTCTTCAAGAAGGTCGACGCAGACCGCGGTCGTCTCCTGACCAACTGCCTCACCTAAGAGGTATTGATGCGCTGTCTTCACTGCTCTTCACACATTCACCTCGCAGAGGACGCGGACGCGAAAGCGATCGACGACTTGACCCGCCAGATTAAGGCGGCGACGGACGCTCGATTGCTCCAAGTGCTCCGCGCGTCTAAAGCTCAACTACAGCTTGAGGCGAAGCTCGATCGGGATCTCCGTCGAGCGCTCCGAAGAAGCAAGGCTGAAATCGTGAACGCAGTGAAGGCAGCAGCCGCGCGCGGTGGACTCGACGAGCTCCGCCGGATGCGCCGTGGTGAGATGAACGCTTGGATCCTAGATAATGGCCTAGCTTCCTCCATCATGCAGATCACTGACGCGGAGAGAGAGACCCTCGCGAATGTCGAGGAGCTCCTCTTGGCGTCTGAAGAAGGCTTCTCGGTCTCCGAAATCGGAGGCGTCGGACAAGCCCTAGCTGACCAGACAATCTCGGGGATCTACGATGATGTCATTTTGCCCGATGTTCAGCGCTCGGTCAGAGACGCGCTCTCAAGCGCCGCTTTTACTCTGGAACCCTCTGATGTTATCAGCGGCCTCGATGCTGCTCTCCGATCCGCAGAGGGTCGTCAGATCACAGAGGCGAGAACGAGAATCACAAGCTACGGTCGCGAGCTCACCGCTATCGCAGCCGAAGAAGCTGGACTGAACCATTATCTCTACACCGGCCCGCTAGACGGGATCACTCGCTCATTTTGTCGAGTGATCGTCGGCAAGGTCTACACGCAGACACAGGTCGGAGAGATGCGAAATTATCAGCTTGAGCCAGTGTTGACGCGAGGGGGCGGTTACAACTGCCGGCACTCGTGGTCGCCGGTCTCCGAAGAGCTGATCGAATCGGCTAACCTAGAACGCGGGACCGACGCGGAAGTCAGACAAGCGAACCAGAAGGCGAGGGCCGATCGATGATCAAAGCAGCTCAAAACAAGGATTATATCTTCTCGTGGGAGTCGCCTTATCCGCTCGCCGCGACGCCGACTCTCGCCTATACGCTCCCCAACGGAACGACGCGCGCCGCGTCGAATATGACAGCGGTGCACTCTTCGGCGACGGTGACAGCTCTTGGAGGAGATCGGCGGACTCTCACCCTCTCCGCCAGCGCTGACGCTTCAGGGCGAATCGGCGCCAGGTCGGGTCGCGCCTTCCTCGTCACCGATGAGGACGGGCTCTTTCTCGTTACGGTTGATCGGATTGACGGGGCAACCGCGATCCTCGCCGACCTTCTCCCGCGAGGTCTAGCACTCACCGAGAGCGCCTCTCTCGTCTGGGCTGGATACGAGTATACAATCCCCGCAGCGGATACAGCGACGCGCGGTCTGATCGACTGGACCGTCGCTTATACCAGCGACGAGAGCCCGAACGATCGACCACTCCTCGCGCGGAACGTGATCGAGGTCGTCCGTCGACCATTCGACACCGGCCTCACCCACTCCGACCTCGTCGCGAAGATGCCCCAATTAGGCGACATGATCCCGCGACGTCAGCAGGATCTCTCTGAACAGATCGCGGCGGCGCTCGACGAGCTCACCCTTTATATCAGAGACGAGCTCCTTGAGAGCCAGACCGAAGACGACATTTTCAATCCTCACATTTTCCTCGAAGCTCACCGCTATCTCTCCGCGTCGCGCGTCTATGAGATGACCGCTCAACTAGACATCGCGGAGCGCATGAGTAATCGAGCGATGGAGCTCTTCACCAGGGCGATGAGGCAGCTCACCCTCGACACCGATGACGACGGAGTGATCGACTCCGACGAGATCAACCTTCGCAGAGCGGGTGGGAAAGTCTCCGACGCGCGCGGAACCTTCTCCCTCCCATCGGTCCAGCCTACACAGCGAGAGAAGGACATCGCGATCGAGTATCCTCGCTGGCGAGGGATGCAGCACTAATGACCTCCAAGGTTAAAGTCTCGATCACAATTCCAGAGCTCTGGACGGTGAGAGATAGTCAGATCACAGCGCTCGACACGATCGCTCTGGTCCGCTCTCGCGTCTATGCTGGTAAGAACACGAGCGACCGACCTTTTAAGGAGTATTCAGAGCGACCGATCTATATCTCGTATCAAGCGAACCTTCCGCCAAAAGGCGGCGAGGAGACTCCGAAGGGGGTCTACTATAAAGGCGGCTATCGAGAATATAAGCGGAAGAGCCGACGCTATACGCCAGGCGGAAAGAACCAGACTGCCGAGGTCGATCTCACCTTGAGCGGCGCGCTCATGAATAACCTGATCACGACCAACGCGACGAAGACGAGCTACACGATAGGGCTCTCCTCTAAGGTGCAGTCTTATGGTTATGATGTTCACCGAGATCGTCCGTTCATTGGGCTCTCTAACTCAGACCAGAGAAAGCTCACCAACGCGATCGCCGCGAGGATGCGAAAGAAGCTCTCTCCAGTGGGCTATGGTTACGCAGAGCAAAAGAGCTTTATCAGCTCGATCAATAGAGCAATCGGAGGTCGAAGATGAGCCAAGGAGTCGCGAGCGCTTTCTCTTTCCTCATCAATCGCCTCGAGGCGCTCATCCCGAAGACCGACGAGTCGCAAGGATTCGTCTGTGTTGATCCTGCTTCGGGGATGGAGCTGCTAACAGATCGCCGACCGAATACGCTCCGCCTCTTTGAGCTCCGCACGACCACTTTCCCCCATGACGATGGGCAAGCGGGAATCACTGGAAGGAAGCGACTCACCGCCGAGCTCCGCGTCCGCTATGATATCCCGCGAGACGTCGGCCTTCTGGAGCGCATCGTCGGAGAGGATAGCTCACAGCTGGTCAACTCCTTGCGCGATCCCGCGTATAGTCTAGCGACGACTGGGATCACCTCACTGATCACCGGAGAGGCTACGACCACTCCGCTCCTTGATGAGGCAGGAAACCCAGCGGCGCTCCTTCTCATTGTTCCGTTCGACCTTCTCTTCTCGGAGGCCTTCTGATGGCAGTTACACATCGTTCACTCTCGGTCGCGGTCGAGAGCTCTTTCGGATCGCTTAGCTCTTTGACTGGAGCTCCAAGCGCTACCGGTCTCTCCTTTATCTCGATCCCCTGTGAGAGAGATCCCATCGTCGTTCCAGGCGAGCCTCCGGTCTCGGAGCGCACAGAGGCGCGCGACGGTCCTCACGGTCTCCCTCCGGAGCTTGATACGACATACATCGCCGGAACCAAGCAACAGCGCAGAACCGGAACCGTCACCGTTCGATGCGACTTTACCACGCTCGGCACTGGTTCAAACTACGCTGGGACCGCTCTCGGTCGTCTCCTCTCCGCTGGATTCTCGACCACGATCCCAGGCGCGGAGAACGACGCGGTGAGCGCGGCGGTGGGGACGAATGAATACACCCCGACCACTCTCGCGAGCTACAAGCTCGGCGGCCTCTTCGGGATCGAGATCAACGGGCGCGCAGAATACGCCCATGTTACTTCCAAGAACGGAAGCGGGACGGGGAACATCGGTTACTCTCCAGCGCTCTCCCGCGACCTCACCACATCCGACACCGTCCGTCTCCTCCAGACTTGGTACACGGCCAAGGGAGACAACAGCGGATCCGTCGCGAACAGCCTTGCCTTCCGCGTCGATGGCGTCGGCGTCCTCTCCTATGCTTTCGGATGCAAGCTTGAGAGCCTCTCAATCTCGATCGACGGCGGGCGCTTGATGGGTGACTTCGTCTTCCAAGCTGCTCATATTGAGGACGATCACGGGAACGCGACTGGACCGGTTGAACCACAGACGACCGATGGAGCGACTCCGCATTTTCGGAGCTGCTATGTCCTCCTCTCCGACGCGGCCTCGACCTCGCGAACGGATATCGGGACCGATAACGGAGACGAACACGGGCGCATCGCTCTCTCCGTCTCCGAGTTCAGCGCGACGATCACTAACACTCTCACTCCGATCGGTCAGAGCTCTTCTCTGATCGGGATGAGCGACATGGAAGTAAGTGATCAGACCGTAGAGGTCTCGCTTACCGTCGACTCTCCGAATACGACGATCAACAATGACTTCCGCGACGCGGTCGTGAGAGATCTCCTTGTGGGGACTGGTCCAGTCGGCGACGGTCAGGGGATGGCGCTGAACGTGCCAGGCGCTTACCTGACAGTCGATCCACAGATCCGAGTCATCGACGGAGAGATCGTTCAGCAGAGTCTCACCTATGCGGCTTCTCGCTTCGGTGGTGATGCGGGAACCGGCGACGCGGGAGGGACTCCTCTTCGGATCGGATTGGGGCTCTAAGAATGGCGTTCATATTCTCCACGAGCACCGATCAGACCGTTGAAGTTGTCTCAACCGTTGACCCGTCGGTCATCGGGACTGAAGAGGCTAAGGTCGAGTATCTCTCGACGCGCGACGAGAGCCTCTTCGATTCGACGGAAGGGGCAACGCGTTTCACCCTTCGAGCGCTATCTCCTCAAGCTAGAGAAGACGCGGAAGTTGAGGCGGGCGCCTATTCTCGATCGGAGCTCGGGAGAATCCTCTGGACAGAGCAACCCGACGACCCGAAGGAGCGCGCGCGCTGGCAGCATGATCTTCCAGAAGATGAGCGGCGAGCGCTTGGCGAATACAATCGTTATCTGTCGCGCGTTTATCGGGAGATGCTTCGCGCTGGTCTCGTCTCCATCGAAGGTCATGACGGTGACCCGCTGGAGCTCGTCGACTCGATCCGTCCGGATCATCATCGTCAAGTTTTGATGGGGGAGCTCGTCGCGCATATTCAAGCGCTCTCGCTTTTGCCACCCGCGGGAAAATAGCAGCGGGAGCCAGTGTCTGGATCGCCTATGCTGGTTCCCGCGCGTGGAGTTGTGAACAATGCAAAGGCGACCCGACACTAAGACGAAGGCGAGGCAACTGCGGCGGAGCTTTCCGCGCTGGTCTCCCCTGGCTCAAGCGAGACGAGCAAGGCGCCTATGTCATGGCCTATCGGATCGCGCCAGACTCCGACCCGTCTTGGGGAGATCAGCGGGTGAGGCGCTGCCCGATCGCCGACATGAATCGACTCTCTCCGATGGTCTCCAGCTATCGCGCGCACTGCGCTGGGCTCGGGAGTCTTCGAGACTTTTACCGCGAGCCTTCTTGCGCGGTGATAGATTTATGGACGGAGCTCCACACTCAAACCGAGCTGATGAAGGCTCGCGCTCGACAGCGCGCACACGAGGAGGCGAGTAATGGCTAGCGGGGGAAAAGTCGAGATACAGGTCGAGCTTGAAGGCGGCGGCAAAGTTCAAGGCGCTCTTAACAAGATCGGAAGAGGCGCCGAAGTCGCTGGAGGTAAAGCAGCGCAGGTAGGAGAGGCGCTCTCGGCGAGCTCGAATGTGATGACCGCGTCTTTAGGTAATGTCGTCTCGACCGTTGGGACACTCACTGAAGGGATCGGCGGCCTATCCACTGCTTCAAAGACAGCGGGCACAAGCTTTACTGCGATGCTCGGTCCTATCGCCGCGATCGGTACAGCTGTCTTCGCTGTGGTTCAAGCGGTGCGTCAATATATCCGAAATTCTCAAGACCTTGAGACGAGAATGGAAGCGCTCAAGGCGGCGGCGTCAGAGTTTACCAGTGTTATGGAGCGTCTCGCCGACGAAAATATCACTCTGACAAAAGCCGAGAGACAGAGGCTGATGCAGCTGACGCGCGTATCAAAAGCGCAGACTGAATATATACAGAAGATCAGAGAAGGCGAAGGCGTCGAAGGTCAGAGACTCCAGCGAGTGCAGAAGGCTTTTGCTCAAGCTCAAGCTGAAGTCGACATGATCCGGAAGCGGACGCACACTGAAGCGTACTTCCTACAACAAAGTGTCGCAGCTAGAGCGCGGCTAAGAGTCGCGACGATGAATCTCAATGAGGCCGAAGAGGCTCTTGATGGGATGACTCAAAAGGCGATGCAATCGCGCCGAGAGCAGACACAGCTAGTTGAGAAACTGATAGAAACTAGAGGTCGCGCCGCTCTTCAGAAGCAACAAGAAGCAGCGACTAAAGCTGTTGAAGATCAACTGCGGGCAAATAAACAGATGCTAGCGCTCGGAGAGCGCTTTCAAAGGGAAGCGCTCTCAATAGAGGCGTCGACAACTTCACAAAGAATCGCTCTCATTCGTCGAGAGCTCGCGGAGAGACAGCGACTCCTTGTGGAGTCGGCTGCTAGTGATCAAGAGTATGAGAAAGCGTCCTGGCAAGCGGAGCGAGTCGCCAGCGCGAAGATTCGAGCACTCCGCAAAGCCGATCGAGCGCAGAGGGAAGCGGGGCGCGCGCAAGAAGCAGCGGCTAGAAAGGCGGCGGCTGATCGAGCTTTTGCCGATGAGCAGAAGCTTGCAGAAGCTCGGATTCGGCTGGCGACAAAAGGGATCGAGCAACAAAGACAGCTCATCGAACTCCGCTTTCAGAGCGCCCAAAGAGCGGCGGCGAATGAGACTCAACTGGAGACCGCCCAGATTAATCGCCAGCGCGAGCTCATGGCTCTTGAGGAAAAGCAGGAAGCCGACCGGCGCGCGGCGGAGATGCAACGGATCGACGCTCTCCAGCGCTCGATTGAGTTGACCAGGCAAGAGGCACAAGCGCTTCAAGAACTCTCCTCCGTCGATATGTCAAAGATCACATTAGCGGTTGAAAACTTCGGGCAAGGGCTGGTCTTCGCCTCACTCGCTGCACTCCAAAGCGGAGAGAGCGTCTCCGTCGCAGTGGGTGAAGCGCTCAAGGCGATCGCGCTCCAAGCTGGAGTCGAAGCGATTATGCAGACCGCTAAGGGGACAGCGGCGCTCTTCACGCCAGGGGGACAAGCGGAGGCGGCAGGTCACTTCAAGGCGGCGGCCTTCTTCGGCGCGGCAGCGGTCGCCGCTGGTTCCGCTGGTTCTGCACTCTCCGCGAGCGGTGGAGGCGGCGGAGCTGGAGCGTCTCCCACTGGAGCTGCTCAATCGATCAGAGATCGAGACTTCGATCGAGACGAAGAGCGCGGCGGCGTGACGATCAACGTCAACATGGGTCAAGCGGTGATATACGATACTAAGGCGGCGGCAGAGAGAGCCTTCGCTGACCGCGTCGTTCAAGCTATCAATACTCCGCGTCGCGGCGCGGTCCGTCTAAGGGGGGCATAATGCCAAGCTCTGACAGCGCGCCTAACTTCGCTCTGATGACAGCGGTCGATCTTCGAGACCTCTCTGGCGAGACGCTTTATCAACGCGGGTCGACTGCCATCAACATCACGATGGCCTCGACGATCTACGCCGACATGATCGACTTTCTGAACGGCTACAGCGCGAGCCAGACGATCGCCGATACAATCGACCATTATCTCACGGCGGCGGGATCGGGAACGGCGGGGACGTGGAGCGCGACGATCAACGCTGACGATAAGGTCGTGATCTCGAATACTGACCGCGCCTTCGATCTTGAGCTCGTATCGGGAACGGACTATCTCGGTCTCGGGTCCGCTTCTCTCTCCTCGACTCTCGTCGGCGGATCTCATCAAGTGGTCGCGCCGAACGACTGGATCAGGGGGAGAGTCGCTGGTCCGTTCGTTCTGGATATCACGCCAAGCGGAGAGCCGAGCGTCGATATCATAACGATTGACGGAGAGTATCAAGACCTTCGCGTCGCGCTCCGCGAGGGGGGATCGGTCGGCGATGTAGACGACGCGAACGGTACGAATAACTTGAGCGCGCGAGATACCTCGATCATGAGCCTAAGCGGACTCAACTCGATTCGATGGTTGATCGATGAAGAGGGCTTTGCGGTCGTCTCTTATCCGACCGCTGTCACTGATCTGACGTGGAGCTCCACAGCGCTTAGGAATCTTCTAGGCTTCACGGGCTCCGAGACCTCGACGACGGTGATCGGCTCCAGCTATGAGCGCCTCAAAGCTACCTACCCTTGCGCGACGGTCCTGATCCCTACTCGACCCGTCGAGCGTCATCAGCTCTCGGTTGAGACGATGGCGACGAGGCGGCGCCGACTAGGCGGATCAATGGTCTCGAACAAGCTCGGAACCTATACGCGGAGTCGCGTCGACTTCTTCGTCGATGCGGCGGCGGACGAGCGAGATCTTTATCAACACTTCGTCGAGCGCTTCGCTCCCTACACCGGACCAGGGCAGGCGCTCACCTATTATGGAGAGTGGGGAGATTCTCGACGACATGCGGCGCCGATGAGTGTCTTCGGCTCAACCTATGTTGTCGGCAACTATGGCCCGTTGTACTCGATCCAAGACGAGCGCGGTCGGTATATCGGGCGATTGATGGAGAACACCTTCGATCTTAATTATCCGACTAGGATCCGTCGCCGTGTTCCTCTATCTGTCACGATCGAGCATGATCAAGTAAGGTAGACACGCGTCTATCTTTTGGGGGTCTCATGGCGAACACTTTCGTACTTCCAACTAGCGGCGCGGGTGCTGTCCCCTCTCCTGACGCGGTCGTCTCTGGTCAGGTGATCGAGTCGGAGACGATCCAGAAGCTGACTCAACTGGTCAACTTCACGCATGCTCACCTTGGCTGTTCTCCGGTCGTCAGTCAGGGCTATCAGGGCGCGGTCTTCTCTGTCCTAGGAACTCCAGCGGACTATAACTGTATCTGGCGCGTCCCCGTCCCTAGTGATGCTCATCAGACGCTTGTGATTCTGGTGAAGGCGAAGCTCAACAACGTCGGGACCGGCTCGATCGTTTTCACCGAGTCCGAGAACAGCAACACCGCGACCATCAACATCACGAGCAACGTCGCCACTTGGTATCGCGCGACGCTCTCAACTGGCGTCCAGTCGAACGAATATGCGGAGATCACAGCTAAGGCGATTCATAGCAGCTCGACGGGAACGATCATCGAGTATATCTCTCTCCACTGGCTCCCGCTCACCTCTCCTCTCGCCGCTGGTCAGGTCGACCAGAATCATTTTGGGACGCTCAAGATCACTCCACTCGGAGAGGACCGAAGCGGCGCCGACTATCCCCTCGCCAGCGCGCGCGGGAAGAATCTCGTCCAGACTCTCCGCGCTCTCGCCAAGCGACCTCGACCGCTCTTCGCGTGGTCTGGTCTCCAGCGGGTCGCCAGCGCGCGAGCTCCAGCGACGATGCTCCCTGATATGTTCCGCGAGTTCCGCGCACTCATCAGGGCTTGGGGAGGGTCTCGCGATCGAGATCATGAGTACACCGCCTTTGTCTTCGCCGCGACTCATGGGAACGGAGACGACCGCTTGATCTTGTGGCGAGATCGACGGAAGACAATCGCGGCGGCGACGGTCACTCCCGCTTGGGAAGAGCTGACAGCGCTTGAGCCGTTTCGGCGCGAGAGTATCAGCGACCAGGCGGACACCGATCTCATTCGAGACGGTCTTGATCGACCTCCAACCGAAAACGTAGCACCGGCCTCGCCGGTCTGGTCTGTTCAGATATGGGGGCCTTAAACGATGGCGCTGATCCCTGCCTATCAAATCAACGCTCCATCAACGCGAGCGTGCAACGTCGATTCGCCGGTATTTGGCGGGACGATCGCCCAGATGATCGACCTCACGAATCACCTCGCGCTCGGTCGAGCTCGTCGCTGTGTTCATGCGAATTTTACGAGATTGACGCCCAAAGACTTCGCCGATCTCGACGGTGATACAGACACGATTGAGATAGACGCGGAGGCTCCAGAGTCGTCGGAGCTTTTGGAGATCCCTTGGCTCTCCTCACCCATGGCTCGTTATGTCGTCCTCTTTATCCGCTATCGCGCGGCGTCGTCTGCCTCGATCAATGCGTCGCTCTTCGAGCTGAACACGAGCGGCGGAGCTCATACTCAAATAGACGTCGGCTGTTCTTGGTCGGCGACCAACGGGCGTCTTCAATCGACCAACTATTCAGAAGGCGTAGGTACTCGATACGCGCTCCTTGAAGCGACAACGACCGCGCAGATCAGAGACGCGAGCGGAGGAGTCGACGAGCCTCGTCCTTTGGTGATCCCCTCCGCGTCTCGCGGCCTCGAGCTCATGGTGAGCCTTGATTGTACGCAAGTGTCGATCACGTCGGTCGATATCTTCGAGCTCTACGAGGAGCAGTGGACATGAGCTTAACGGATAGAAGCCAGAAGAGGCGCTTCGCGCTGGTTATCGCGGGCCTTCCGGAGGTCTACTATTCGCACTCCTCCGAAGGGCTGACCAGTGTTCCCGCGATCGGGAACGCGCTATCAACGACGCCAGGCGCGACGCTCCGGACGTTCAAGGAAGCGATCGTCAACGTCACAGACTACGGAGCGAATCTCGATCCTCTCGGCGGCGTCGCCTCATATACGCCGATCACGGTCTCGCTCGTTATCGACCGGAACGGAGGCGACTCTGATCCAGGCGTGATTCTCTCACGGATCGGACCGCGCGCGAGCGGCGCCTCTCACTCTTTCCTCGTCGATGGCATCAATCACAGTGACTCGACCCCAATCACCGTCGAGCTCGATCGCGACGTCAGCGCGGTTTACTCAAGCGGAGACTATGCGCATATCGGCGCCGAGACCTTCCTCGTCTCTGGGACGACGAGCGGCGCTAACCCCACCATCACGTTCAGCGATCGCGGCCTCGCCGATACTCCGATACAGGATCACCTGATCTCTCTGCGCGGAACCAACGCGCCAGAGATGACGGATCAAATCTGCTACTGGCGCGGGCGCCGCGCGTCGATCTGGGTTTCACCTGGTCGGAACGATGGTTCCTTCGGTGGCTGGGTCGAGCTCATGAGAGGCTTCCTCGACTCGACTCCACAGATTGAAGATGGTCTCGCGGTGACGCTCGAAGTCGTTCCCCTCACCGCGCTGATCGACCAAGGGCTCACCGGCGAGATCTCCCGCCAGACGACACTCCTTCAGGGCTATCACCGCTTCGAGGCGGGCGTCGGGAACATCGTCGAATATGCGCAAGGTCTCCACGCGCCAAGCCCGACCGCTCAACCCAATCTCATGGGCGTCGGTATCGGTTCTTGGAATCACCACGGCGGCGGGTCTCTGCCTACTTCGGAAGAGTTCACGACTGGACAACATCAGCACGAAGAGATTTTCGATATCACGCTCACCACAGCGGACGGCGCGCGATATAGCAATCATCCTCGCATCGGTGATCTTGGCTTAGAGAATAAAGGCGGACAGATCGAGCGCTTCGAGGTCGTCGCCTATCGGATCGACGCCGGTCTTAACGTCGGTTATGACCTTGACCCCGATCCTCGACCGCTCTCCGAATTTCACAACGATCAACACGGCTACGTGATCCCCTGCCAAGAGATCAAGCGCTATGAACAATCCGAGGGTCTGATCCGATGGCCGGAGGAGTTCATCACTGGATTCAACGCGGCGGCGCCGAGTGGTCGCACTGGTCGCGATGGCGGCTTCTTCTCGGTCCGCTTGGTCGAGGAAGGCGGACGGATTCAGCTCCGATTGCTCCCCTTCGCCGATACTCGCCTCCGCACTCACATCATGTTTTGGACGCATCCGGCGGCGCTCTTCAACGAGGGAGTGAGGAATCTCCGATACTGGAGCGCGAACGGTCCACAAAGACCAGTCAGCGAAGTGACCGGTCGCGAGCTCATGGTTCTTCCAATCGACTGGTCTCCGCCAGCGCGGCGAGAGTATCCCCTTCTCCCACCGCATGAAAACGCGAGGAGAGACGCGACTCTCTACCGGCGCGCATGGGAGCAAGACGAGCAAAAGCTTCAGGTCTACAATCTCCGCGATTATGCGCTCGCCTTCTTCCAACCAGGCGAAGGGAGAATCCTCGTCTCTGATCAGCTCCCAGGGCTACCCAGCGCAGCTGGGACCAGCGTTTTCCCTGTATCGGTGATCAGCTACGATCGACGGATCGACTCTGAAATAGAACAGACCGTGATGGTCACTCATCAAGTCGCCGAGGTCTACGGGACAGCGACCGTCGGTTATGGGCTCATCCTCGCCGACCGGCAGCCCCAAGACCTTCAGCCGATTGTCGACTGGGCGTCACGCGGAGACGATGGTCGAGCAAAGATCGCTCTCGCGAATCTCTTCGACGCGGTTCCCCCTGGCGAGATCATTCTCCAGCTTCTGGAGAGCGGAGGGGGGAACCAGGTCAACGGCGACTATGACGTCTCCGCGATCGGGCTAAACCTGCCTTCGAGCGCCATCGACGAGAACAGCTTTCTCGCTCTCTCCGATGCGACTCGTCTCTCGGATATGACGCTCGCGCTCTCTGGTGATGATGTCGAGATTCTGGACGTCGTCGAAGGGATCTTAAAAGCGCTCGGCGCCGCGATCGTCCTCCGTCGAAGCGGAACCGATAACGAGCGACTCAAGTTGACTTGTGTTCCGGTCGGGATGGAGCAGGCTTCACGAGTGCGCCAGACGATCGCGGCGGGTGACTGGCTTGTCGATCCTCCTCCATCATGGGGAACGCGCGACGCTTCGGTGAACCAGATCGCCTTCAAGTATGATTGGGACGACGCGGAGAAGAAGTTCAACGGCGAGGTCATCGTTAACAATGAGCGGGCGATCATGGCTTACTCTCAAGAGCGCCAGTCGATGGACCTTGAGCTCTACGGCGCAACGGCGGAGCGACTAGGGCAGAACAGCGCAGATCTCTATTCAGCGGTGCGCCCGATGTTCACGCGGATCTTCCGCCTCGCCTCTGATCCCGTCCGAGTCTGGCGCGGGTCGGTCGGCTTTGATCTTGGCCACCTTCTAGAGGTCGGCGCGATGGTCGAGGTCTCGTCTCCTCACTTCAAGGGCTACGGGGATTCATACGGTGTCACCGATGGCCTAGCGCTGGTTCAGTCGGTCCGCCAGTCTCTCACCGGCGAGGGGGTCGACGTCGAGCTTCTCCACTATGGTCTCGGCGCGGCGGGGTGGAACGCGAGCGCGGAAGTGGTGGCGGTCGTCTCGGCGACGGTCCTCGAATTTGATCCGAATACATACACGCGCGGACGCGATGCGGCTGGAGAGCTCACCACAGACCTCGCGCTCTTCGAGGAGGGGGATCGGGTTCAATATATCCCACCAGGCGACGAGGACAATCCGACGACGCTTAAGATCGACTCGGTCGACACCGCCACGAATCAGATCACGTTCACAGCGGCTCATGGGGTCGCGTCAGCGGTCGGTCATATCGAGCCGACCACATACGACACCGCGCCAGCGCGTCACCAGATCAGGGCATATCTCGCCGACTCTTCTGGGACGATCGGCGCTTCCTCTGATGACGGAGACAAATATTTATGAGAGTGACGATCAAGAGCCTCAAAGCGGAAGTTTCAAACCTCGAAGCGGAGATTAAGCAGACCGCTTATCGCCTCCGCCATGTCGAGCGCGAGCTCCTCGCGAGCCAGATCGACCTTCGACCAGGCGACGACCGCGCTGGAGCTCCGGAGCCACTCGCGGACGCGATCTCTCAAGCGGCGCTCGACGCGACTCTCCGCGCGGAGGGTGAGTGGGAGCTCGACGTCACGGAGCCAGGCGGCGGCGGAGCTCACAGCGCTGATCGAATTAACGTCTACATCCGAAGCGATGAGGGCCTCCAGTGGGCTGACGCGAATATGAAGAAGGACGGCGCGAACCCATACGAGAAGAACGGCGACTTTGCCTGGTGCGGCGCCTTCGCAGCTTATTGCTGGGCGATCCTCAAACCCGAGATCCGTAAGCGTACGTTTCCCTCGACCTATCGTCTCTGGAGAGACTGGCAGTCGAGGCGCATCCCGACCTCAAACATGAGAGCGGGTGATATAGTCGTAGTGTGGAATGATTCGGCCTCACAGGCAGATAGGGAGCGCAAACCTTATGGACATCACATCACAATCTGTCGACGGCCAGGCGCCGATTGCTTCTCAACCTGGGAAGGCAACGCCAGAGCTAACGGACCTGATGGACGCTATCGAGAGGGAGTCGGGACCAGAGAGCGCGAGCTCTCAACCGTCGCCGTCGTCTACCGGCCTCAAGTCTCCGATCTCACCTAAGATCGTCTCCGCGCTCGGCGGGCGGAAGATGGCGGCCTATCTGGTCTCTGTCATTGTGACCGCTCTTCTCGCTGTCCTCGATAAAGCCTCGTCCGAGGTCTTACTCGCTCTTCAAACTGCGCTCGGCGCCTTCGTCGGCGGAAACGCGGCGGAGCACAAGTTCAAGGGAAAATAAATGGCTCGCTTTGCATATACGACTCAACCAGTCCGGACCGCTGCTTATATCGCGTCGGTCGACACCTCCAGCAACGCTTCGACGGACTGGACGGATCTCTCTTCGGATGACTTCACCGACTCGAAGACCGGCTCCGCTCTCGCGGCTGATCTGCTCTTTACCGCTGTGACCGTCCACAATTCGTCGACGACTGCGAGCGCCTTCTTCAAGCTCCGCGCGCGCGGCGGCGCTGGCGATACCACAAGCGGAGAGCTTGAGATCCCAGCGAGCTCCACGATCTCTATCGATATCGCTGGCCTTGCTGGATCGTCTCCATCGACGGTCGCCTATAAGAAGGCGGCGGTGGGAGACGAGCTCGTGATTATCTGCGGCTTTGAGCTCGCGACTGTTTAAGGGGGAATCATGGCTATCAAGATCACAGGACCAATTGGTCAGGGTGGAGCAGGCGGCGCGGTGACTTCGGTCAACGGAGCAACCGGAGCCGTTAACCTTTATGCAGACAACGCGACTTTAAACCTCGCTGGCGACGGGATCGTCGTCAATGGAGCGGGCGCGACGTCGACCCTCGACGTGGACAGCGGGACAACGGCGGGGAAAATCGTCAAGCTTGACGGTTCAGCTCGTCTCCCAGCGGTGGACGGATCACAGCTGACGAACCTTCCAAGCGCTCCCGTGACGAGCGTCAATGGCGCAACTGGAGCGGTCAACCTTTACGCGGACGATGCGACTCTCAATCTCGCCGGTGATGGGATCGTCGTCAGCGGAACAGGCGCGACTTCTACCCTCGACGTGGACAGCGGAACGACAGCAAATAAGATCGTTAAGCTCGACGGGTCGGCCAGGTTGCCAGCGGTCGACGGTTCGCAATTAACGAATCTCCCAGCGGCGCCAGTGACGAGCGTCAACGGCGCGACCGGAGCGGTCAACATTTACGCCGATGATACGACGTTGAACATCGACGGAACCGGCCTAGTCTTGAGCGGAACCGGAGCGACCTCGACTCTCAACGCGGATGTCGGAACAGGGGCGAACCAGATCGTTCAGCTTGATGGGAGCTCGCGTCTCCCCGCTGTCGATGGTAGTCAGCTGACGAACCTTCCAAGCGCTCCAGTAACTTCGGTCAACGGCGCGACGGGCGCCGTGAATATCTACGCGGACGACACGACGCTAAACATCGACGGAACTGGTCTAGTCTTGAGCGGGACCGGCGCAACGTCGACTCTTAATGCGGACGTCGGGACAGGAGCGAATCAGCTCGTTCAGCTTGACGCCTCGTCTCGTCTTCCTGCTGTGGATGGCTCACAGCTGACCAACCTTCCGAGCGCTCCAGTGACGAGCGTCAACGGAGCGACCGGCGCGGTCAACATTTACGCCGATGATACTACGTTGAACATCGACGGGACTGGCCTGGTCTTATCAGGCACTGGCGCAACGTCGACTCTTAATGCGGACGTCGGAACGGGGGCGAATCAACTTGTTCAACTGGACGCGAGCTCACGCCTTCCAGCGGTGGACGGTTCACAGCTGACCAACCTCCCTAGCGCGCCAGTGACTTCAGTCAACGGCGCAACCGGCGCGGTCAATATCTACGCAGACGACACGACACTGAACATCGACGGGACTGGTCTGGTCTTATCAGGGACTGGCGCAACGTCGACTCTTAATGCTGACGTCGGGACGGGAGCGAACCAGATCGTTCAACTTGACGCGAGCTCACGCCTTCCAGCGGTTGATGGTAGCCAACTGACCAACCTTCCGAGCGCTCCAGTGACGAGCGTCAACGGAGCGACCGGCGTCGTGAATATCTACGCTGATGATACGACGTTGAACATCGACGGAACCGGCCTAGTTTTGAGCGGAACCGGAGCGACCTCGACGCTTAATGCGGACGTCGGGACGGGCGCAAATCAGCTCGTTCAGCTTGACGCCTCGTCTCGTCTTCCCGCTGTCGATGGTAGTCAACTGACTAACCTTCCGTCGGCGCCAGTGACAAGCGTCAACGGTGCAACCGGAGCGGTTAATCTTTACGCGGACGACGCGACCTTAAATCTTGCCGGCGACGGGATCGTCGTCAGCGGAACGGGCGCGACGTCGACCCTCGACGTGGACAGCGGAACGACAGCGAATAAGATCGTTAAGCTCGACGGCTCGGCGCGATTGCCTGCTGTCGACGGTTCACAGCTGACCAACCTCCCAGCGGCGCCAGTGACGAGCGTCAACGGGGCAACGGGAGTCGTGAATATCTACGCCGACGATAGCACCTTGAACATCGACGGGACTGGTCTGGTTCTAAGCGGGACCGGAGCGACCTCGACGCTTAATGCGGACGTCGGGACGGGAGCGAATCAGCTAGTTCAGCTTGACGCGAGCTCGCGTCTCCCAGCGGTCGACGGCTCACAGCTGACGAACCTGCCGTCGTCTCCAGTGACAAGCGTCAACGGTGCAACCGGAGCGGTCAACATTTACGCCGACGACACGACGTTGAACATCGACGGAACCGGCTTGACCCTTTCGGGAACTGGCGCGACCTCGACGCTCAATGTTGACGTCGGAACCGGAGCGAATCAGATAGTTCAGCTTGACGGCTCTTCTCGTCTTCCAGCGGTCGACGGCTCACAGCTGACGAACCTTCCAGGCGCTTCTCGTCCGACAGTCACCACAGACTCAAGCGGAACGAATAGCACGATCAGCAATCCAGCGGCGGGAACCCTCGAAGATATTTATCTCGTCTCAAATGGCGCGAGCGCTGTTACGATCACGCTCCCCACTGTTACCGGAAACAGCGGCTATAAGGTCAACATCAAGCGGCTAGGTACTGCAAACGTCACGATCTCACCCGCGAGCGGGACGATCGACGGGGCGGCTTCACAGGTTCTTTCTGTCCAGTATTCGGCCTATACGCTGACAACGGACGGAACGAACTGGCACATTATCTAGGGGAGCATCATGAGCTATACAGGAAAAGCACCATCACCCTGTTTGATTCAGGGGCTCTCTACGTCCGATGTGCAAGACACCTGGACAGACCCGCGCATCACCTATTCCTCGACGAATAACAAGGCAGAGCTGCCCTCCTATTATAAGGCTGACTGGTGCTTAAGATCTTCGATTGATATGGAGCCCAGCACCGTCGACCGGTACTATTCGAATTATAAGCCATATCAGGGCGCGTCTAGATCAGAACACGCATTTGTTGAGAATTGGGAAGGCACAACCAATTTTTGCGGATCCGAGGCCTTAGTATGTGTTTTAAATTATATTGAGTACCGGATTCACAACGCCTATCAAACTGCGTCAGCACCGATCCGAGATTATCCTGGATACAGTACAATATGTGAGCTCTTCTTATGACTCACTTGACTTTTCAAACTGTAGACTTAGGCCTTGCCTGGTTCGCTCCCTCCTTCTCTGGGGTCCCTGCGTCAGGTGATTACTTTACGCTCACCGTAGGCGGCGTGAATAATCTCTCAATCACAGGTAGCGGCACATCGACTCTCTCTTTCCCCGCCGGCACCTATCTGTTTAGGGTCGTCGTGGGTGGCGAGCGCTCCACCGCTGCACAAAATAATACTGATTATATTTATTATCAGATCGAGGTGGGGGGCTCTCTAGTTGGTAATGAGAGCGGTTGGGACCGCTACCAAAACTCAACAAATCAGCGGGTCTCTTCAAATGTCGCTGAGGCTGTCTTTACGATCACCAGCGCGACCAATGTAAGAATCAAATGCATCGCGGCATCTGGCTCTTCTTTCACGCTCGACTCTGACCTATCGGGGGCCATGGTGAGAGGAGATCAATCATGACCTTCATAGCTGAATCTAAGGTGAGCTCGGCCGCGTGTGCTCGATATTACGCTGCCGGTGATAATATCACGTTATCGGCTGGATACATCATCAAGCCTCAAAGCTCGACCACGTGGGGGGCCAGTGGAAACTGGACCTATAACTCAAGCACAGGATTATTTTCCCTCTCAAGTTCGCATATCTATTTGATTGAAGCAGACCTATATGCGGGCCGAGTGATAGGTACAGCATCTAATGGGTCCGTGGTCACTATGCTGACGGATGGCACAGGCACAGAGTTAACCGATAGTTGTAGAGGGATTGGGATTTTCCTTTCTGCGCAGCGGTATTATGCCGATTTTCAGAAAGTCACAGACCAAACAAGCTACGCGGTAGTTGACGGCTCTTCCGTCTCGTCATTTTATTGGAAGGTTGAATCCATTGAACTGGATGTGACGGGCAGTGTTCAGATGAACTATACCAACGGATCAGGCGGCACATCGTGGGGTCGCTCTGACTCGCGTCTGATTATTCGGGAGTATCCAGCATGACCGACCAGCAGACCTATGCCGCTATCGCGCTCTCTTTCCTGATCTCGTTCTTCGGCGGTCGAGCGTCGGTCTCATCCGTCGCTCACTCTGACGAGTGTCGTCCAGAGATCGAGGCAATCGAAGTCGCAGAGAAGCAGATCAGTGACCTAGAGACGGCGCTCGCTGGCGCGGAGGCGCGAGGGCTGAAGGCCTGCATCGCTCGCGAGCGGCGCTTGTGTCAGGGCCAGATCGAGGCGACCGAAGAGGCGGGGAGCGCGCTCGACTGCATTATCTGCCGCAAGCGCTGCACAGATGGGAGCATCCCATGATCCCCCAACTTGCTCTTGTCGGTCTCTTGGCTCAAGCGCCTATTGAGACCGATCACTCCTTCGGCGTCGTCGTCAAAGCGGCGGCGGAGCTCGGCCTCGACGAGGCTTTCCTCGATGCGGGGGAACCGGCGCCGCGACCAGGCTTCCTCCTCACGCGGAATCAGCTCGCGCGACTTCTCGGAGATGTGAGCACCGCGCCTAGTCGTTGTGAAGCTCGTCTCCGTGATCAGGGCTTATCATACGAAGAGAAGCTCCAGGCGAGCGCGCGTCGATGCGAAGAGCGTCTCGCTCCGATGGTCACTCGTATCGACGAGCTCCAGCGGATCGAGGATCGCCTTCAAGAAGAGCTCGCGACGGAGAAGAATCGCTTATACTGGTGGAAGGTGGGGACGCTCGGCGGCGCCGCTGCTATCGTCACCACCTTCACCCTCATCCTAGTGATGGAGTAGACCCGTGGAAACGATGACGACAATCTCTCTTGGGAGCGGGATCGCTCTTGTCGCGATCCTCCTCCAAGTGATCAAATTCAAGACCGAGAGCGCCGCACAGATGGCGACGCTAGAGCAACGGGTCGTCTCGCTCGAGGCTCGCGCGAAGTCGGTCGACGCTGACCTGAAGGCGATCAGATCCGACCTCTCGGAGATCAAGGCTCTCTATATGAGGTTGGAAGGCTACTTGAAACGGACCCCTCCTCCCGCGTGAAGTGTACGAGCCAGGCTGGCCAGTCGATGACGGTCCAGTCCCATCGGCACCGATAGAGGAGCGCGCGGACTTGCTCGTCGATGCGATCCTCTCCGAAACTATGCCACTCCCTCCGGAGCTCCTCGACGCGGCGCTTCGCCTCTTGGAGCCGATACCAGATCTCTCTCCTGATGTGCTCCGGCGCTTCGTAGCACTCGACCTCTCGCTCTGTGAGTCGATCACGGTGAGCGGTGGCGAAGTCGAGTTCGCGAGATATCAGGCATAGGTGAGCCTCGCGAGTGATCGGGATCCACCAGATCCCGTCGACGTTAATCTTCATCCGCCGATGATCTCGGCGAGTCGCCAAGACTCTGCAAGCGCTGACTGACGCTTCCCTCTCTCGATCCACCATTCGAACGAGAGACCCTCTTTCGCGTCGATGAAGATCACTCCCTCGCCTTCGTCATCCTTGCCTGGATGGTTCCAAATTAAGGCGCTTATCCCATTCTCGGTTGAAAACCCGAAAGGGTCTTGAGACGCATAAAGCGACCGCAAAACCTTTCTGGAGACTTTGCCGTCTCTGTCCATCAAAGCTCTCCGAAGTTTAGTTCTTGTGAATCACCTAGAAGGTGAGGGTGAAGCGTAAAGAAGGGGGAATCAATGGAGAAGTGTTCATCGAGGATCGCCTCGACCTCGTCGCTCGTCGTCGGCGCCGCGATCTTCTTCCCTTGGAGATAGACCCGCGCGTCATCGTTGGGGATCCCCATGTCAGCGAGTCGCTCGCGGAGCTCGTCGAGCGCGTTCTTCTTTGGCGCTGGCGCTGGCGCTGGTCGAGGCGGCGCGCTCTCTTCCGTCGGCGCGAGCTCGGGGACGTTGATGGTCTCCGCGACTTTGTCTTGATCGCGCGAGTCGAAGAACGCGGCCTCTTCGGTTGAATAGGTATTCGCACCGGAGTTCTGGCAGACGATATCTGGAAAGAGGACGCTCGCCACTTCAGTATGGAGACGAGCGGCGAGCATCCGCTCTGGATATTGCTTCCATGTGTTTGAGTTCGCCAGGTTCGCGCGGCGAGCTTGTTCGATCGTCCAACTGAAGGACATAGCCTTGAGCCCCTTCCGCTTCACTCGAAGCGAGACTCTCTCCGGCGTCCACGTTGTATATTCGAGCTCCTCGACCAGACCGGAGCCGAGGACATCAGCCCACTGAACTGTCGCGTGCTCCGATAGCTTATCACCTCTCATGAGGTGAACATTCTGTACTGTTTGAGCCATGTTCCAGCCTCTCGGCTGACCAACGGCATAGTGAGCGAAGAGAATATCCGCTGGGCTCATCCCCTTCGCGAAACGTGAAGCGGAGAGCGCTTCCGCCATCGCCTTGTCTTGTGCGAGTTTCTCTGTGGTGATACTCATTGTTTTACTCCTTTGTCGGGGAGGCGTCTCGTGGTTATGGGGTCGCCTCCCCTACTTATTTACAGGGGAAGAAGAAGACCGACGACGGTCGCGATGATGACGACGCCGACGACAAGAGCGCCAGCGATATGCTCGACAAGTGAGGGGTCATTCTCGACCAGCGGAGCGGGACGGACCCACTCGTCTGTTGGGGTCTGGCTCCGAAGAGGTCGGAGATCTGTTGAGCAGAATGGGCCATTCTCTTCTTCGTAACGATTCATGATGCACTCTCCTCAATGATCTCCGCGCAAGCGAAGCAAGTCAGGTTGTTGTTAGCGCCGACCTCGAGGTCGACCGGCCAAGCGCCGACGTGATCGCAGTTATGACACTCGCCATGTACGACGACCGCGAAGTCGTCACCGGCTGGATTAAATGGGAAGTTCTGTGAAGCGGCCTCGATCGCCTCGTCGGGCATCACCCAAGCGGGGAACGCGAAGAAAGTCTTAATGCTCATAGCGGGCGTTCTCCATCGCGATAGCAGCTCTCAAGAGCTTGCGGACAATTTGAGAGCGAGAGGTTTCCTCGCCAGCGGCGCGGCGCTTGGCCACGAAGGAGTCGAGGAGCGCGAGCGTCTCCGGATCGAAGTTGATTGAAACGAGCTTCTTGATGGCCATCAGCGGGCCTCCTTTCTTGTTCTCAAACAGATTGACTTACGCTTAACGGTATGTCAACAGTAAAAGAGGACGAGATGAAAGGAGGCAGGATGGCTAGTCCGCCTTACGCTCCAGTCGAGGAGCATATAAGAGGAATCCTTCAAGACGTGCGCTTGAACCCGCTAGAGCGCTGCGCAGCAATCGAGCTCTATTATCACACTGACTGGAATACTCGACGGCTCAAGTGCCGAGGAGTGATCGCCGCGCATATCAGACGCACCATCGGTCGAGGGCAGACCGCAGCGAAGAAGACCAAGAAGAAGTTGGAAGAGCTCGGCTTCATCCAGGGGGACTACTTCGACGCGTCAGCTTGGGTCCGGTCAGAAGTGACTGGGCCGAAAACAGACCGGTCCGAAAACAGACCGGTCCGAAAACAGACCGGTCCGAAAACGGACCACCCCCCGTCCGAAAACGGACCACCCCCCGTCCGAAAACAGACCACCCCCCGTCCGAAAACGGACCACAATACTTCTCTTACTTCTCCCTCTTCTCTTTCCCTCTCAAATCCAAGTCGACCCAAACAGCGCGCGAGCCAAGAAGAGGACCGCTTCGACGACTTCATGAACTTCCTTGAGAACTACTAAGGAGCCCGACGATGAATCTGGATCTACAAAGAACACTCGACACCCTCAAAGCTCTCGCTAAGAACGCTCCGGACAATCGGCCACCGTGTCCCGCTGTGGATGGAGTAGTTCCTAATTCTCGCTTGGTCGAGCAAGTGATCAGGGGAAAGGAGATCACCACGGTCGATCTTCTCCCTAACTGCAAGAGCGACTGTATTCGCTCCGAGAACGGCCTTCACTTCAAAGCTAACCAAGGATGCGCTCGCCTCTGTCCTTGCGGGAAAGCCAACCAGCGTCTCTCCTCGATCAAGGCTATGAAGCTGCCAGTCGAGGCAGCCGAAAAGAATCACGCGAACTATGACTGGAAGATCGAAGGTCAAGAGCTCGTCGGGAAAGTTGAATACTTCCTCAAGGCTCTCTCCGAGGGAGAGCGTAAAGTTCTTATCCTTGTCGGCGATCCAGGGACCGGCAAGACTCACCTTCTTTATGCGATGGCCTATCTCGCGGCGATCTCTCAAGGCGGATCGATGCGGGTGAACTATATCTCCCAACCTCACTATCTCTCTAAGGTCAAGGCGGGCTTTGACGATCCGCATAAGCGGGTCGAGCGCGTCACCGGCTCAAGAGCTCTCTTCCTCGATGAGATCGGCTATGGGCGCCAGACCGACTGGGAGAAGGCAACCATCAACGAACTCCTCCACCATGCCTGGCAATCTGGACAAGCGCTCGTCCTCGCCACTGATATCGGATGGGAGCGCTTAGGCTCTTTCCTCGATAGACGGATCAAGGACCGACTCATCGAAGGGACAGAAGGAAAGCGCTTAGTTCATCACTTCACCGGCAAGAGCCAGCGCTCGAAGGGTGTGCAGTGGTGAGCAACACTCATCAGCTAAACGCAGAGGCGGCGCTTCTCGGCGGCGCGATGGTCGACATCAAAGGCTATCTTGAGGCGCGCGCGACTCTCTCCGCCGCTGACTTTACCGACCCGCTTCATCGCCAGATCTGGGGAGCGATCGGGGAGCTCGTCGAGAAGGGGAAGCCGACCTATGCGACCGACGTCCTCTCCCACCTTCAAAGCAAGGGCGAAGTAAATGAGGAGCGCTTTCTTCAGGTCGCGTCTCATATCCCGATTGGGACAAGCGGTCTAACTGACAAGCTCAAGACGAGCGGAACGCGGCGCCAGATCGAGGCGGCGATTCATCAGGTCGCGGGATGGTTCACCGAGGGAGACGTCGAGAACGAAGAGCTCATCGCGAAAGCTCAAGAGACCTTCCTCTCTCTCGGCGCGAGCTCACATCAAAACCGGAACGGCCTCGAGCTCATCAGCGGACCCGTCGAAGAGGCGATCGACGATATCGAGCGGATCCAGAAGAGCGGAGAGACGACCGGCTTAAAGAGCGGGATCTCCTCCCTCGACAAATCCATCGGCGGCTTCAAGCCAGGCGCGCTCTATATCCTCGCCGCGCGTCCCGCGATGGGGAAGACTGCGCTCGCGCTCAACATCGCAAGCGCCGTTTCTCTCAAGGAGCACGTCGCCTTCTTCAGCTTGGAGATGCCAAAGAAGCAGATAGGCCAGCGCCTTCTCTCCTCTTACTCTGGCGTCTCCGTCCAGCGCATCGACGAGGCGACGGTCAAGACCGACGAGATCCCCCACCTCGTCAGCGCGGCGGAGTCGATCAAGGATAACAAGCTCTGGGTAGATGACAGTGCGGGATCGAGCGTCAGCTATATCAAGGGTCAACTTCGACTCCTCCAGAGTAAACAGATCGAGATCGGGATGGTCGTCATCGACTATCTCCAGCTCATGGGAGGGAGCAAGAAGGGCGCGCGCCGATCTAGAGAGCAAGAGGTCTCCGAGATCTCGCGATCGCTTAAGGAGCTCGCGAAGGACTTCGACTGTCCAGTGATCTGCTTAAGTCAGCTCAATCGCGGCGTCGAGAGTCGACCTAACAAGCGACCTCTCCTCTCTGATCTGCGCGAGAGCGGATCAATCGAGCAAGATG